CGCGCCTCGCGCTGCTGTATTGATAACGCCGTTACTCAACGCGACATATTTATAGCCGCTCAGATTTCCCGCTCCATTGATGGCATTCCAGAGCGGCCAGATTTGTCCGCCGTCCACCGCCTGCATGAAGGCGTAGTTCTGACTCGCGACTGAAATTGTTATGCTTGGGTTGGTCGGAGTCGAATTAAGAATTACGCCGTTGGTGAAGGCATAGTAGTGCGAACCACCGGCATAGGTGCCAACGATATTCTGATTACCATATGGCATGCAGCTAGAACTCGCACCCATGCAAACATGATTTTGCGGTGCGTTACCAAAGTTCATAATTCCAAGAGTTAAATATCCGCCATTGAGCCACCAGAGACAATGACCTTGGTCGCCTGACTTTGGTGCCGATGCCGTAAGCTGCATTCCCTGAATGTCGTAGTTGCCGCCATGAAATGATGTGATTGTGCTGCCAGTGCCGCTATTTGTCACCACAACAGCAGCGGGGTTTGAGACGTTACCAATCAGCGCAACTATGCCGGAGCCGTTCGGGAGCGGCAGATCGATTGGATCAGGCGAGTAGTAACCGCCGTCCGCAATATGGATGATAAAATTCCAGCCACCGAGATTATATTTCTTCATGGTGGTAAGAGCTTTCGGAATCGTCGCAAATGGCCCGGACGTTCCACTTATCGCCGCCGCCGTCCCGTCGTAGAGCGTGTCGCTTCCAATCCCGGAATTGACGTAAAGATTTTGCGTTGCCGTCATCGTTATGGCACCGGTAGAGATGCCACCTATGGCCTGAAAATGAACGCCGTCATAGGCGACTTCGATCAGCTGTCCCGCCAGCATCTCGTACGCATTGAGCTGCGTTTGATCAGTATGAATGACAGGGACGTTGCCGAGTCCGCTGACGTTGAGAACAACTTGACCCGTGTTACCGTATCTCACCTTGACGATGAAACGCTGGCCGAGCGCATACGCGGAAATAGGCTGCGTCGGAGTGATAGCCATTTGGTTCGGGATGCCAGTATCAACTCCCCAATTAACCAAACCACCTTGTATCGCCCGTGAGAGCTGATACAAATCAGCATCGCTTGGAATCAAACCGCCACGATTAATAAAATTGACAATCTCACGCTGCGGATATTCTATCGCAGCAGCAGGAGGGATTGAACCCATCGTGCCAGTCGAAGGGTTGCCATTGATATAACCGGCGTTAGGGTCAGACACGCCGTAGGGCGCTTCATATTTCACTTGACGTCTCCTTTTAAGGTGTACCAGCCATTGGATCACCGGGATGATCCAAGCCTGCATAATCAAAGAGTATTGTTGTGTGAGCTGGCTTCCAACGATTTAGTAAGCATTCAAGATCATCTGCGATACCAATACGTAGGTGCGGATCAATACCACATTGTCCGCTTGCACAGCGAAACCAAATCAATGAGGCTCCACTAACATGTACCGTCCAGTAGAAACGATTTATGTCTGGACCAAGACCATAATATGGCCACTCGCTTAACTCCCCATCCTTAACATAAGCATCACCAACTGCACCCATGATAGGGTTGCCCCATTCATTGCGCATCGGGTCTGGCGGCAAAAGACCATATGTACGACAATCTCCGACACTGTCAATACCGACAACGAAAGTACGATACTCCGTAATAGTAATTGTATATCCAATCTTCGCAGCGACATTAATAAAGAACTCCCGCGACTGTTCTCCGACCATCGTCATGCGCATAATCAGCGCAAGCTGTCGTTCATCTATCGCCTGCGGAGCAGTATAGCAAGGATCAGGCAGACCCCAATTTCGTTCCCAGTCTGGTAACAGCTCTATTGTTTGACGCGGATCACTTTCCCGCTCTAACAAATCGGCCGCACGACTGTCAACAAAACCCCAATACTTACATAGACCAGCTACAACTTTATATAAAAGACTTTCAGGATGACGAGGCCAAGCCTGCCCCTGAGGAAGCAACGCAAGAAACGCTTGCTTATAATCATCACCAGTACGACGTACGTGACGATCAATTTGTTCACTCATAAAGTATCGTCTCCAGCACTGCCATGTGACCAAGAGACGGCATTACGTAGTCCACCGTCGTTACTAATTCAAACGATTGCACGCTCGGCGCATTTAAAATTGCGTAACTTATCCACGCTGCGTAAATCGTTTGTCCTGGAGCTGCTTTTGCAAACAACATATCCCGAATGCTCTTTTCAATTTCAGCACGTGCAGCTTCAGTATCCGGCATCAAGTTTGCAATCGTAACGTCAATGAATTCCTTGATTGGTGCAAGTACATAACTATCCTTGACTGTAACCGGACGCTTTAAATCAATATAATCTTTAACAGCGATCACATCATCAGGAGTTGGCCATCCATCATCGCTAGCACGCAGATCATCCATCAAGAAACGTATCGTGATGGTACCTGTCCCTTGCTCTGGAGCTGCCCACGCACGCGTCACTCCAGGAACTGCCAGCGCCCACGTAATGTAATCTGCTTGTGATCCACCCATAGCTGGATTACGAATTCGTTGTAAAATACGTTGACGTAATTCGTTGTCTGTTTCTTCATCAGTACCGCCGGTTAATTCTACTACGGTAACAGTGCCGTCAACGCCAGCAGGGGTAGCCACGAAACCTAATTGTGCACCTTCGTCCATATTACCGAGCGCACCATAATCGATAGCAACAATACCAACGTTGACCGGTGATGCGCCTGTCGTCACGTCTTCTATTGTCTCGTAATTAATATTATTGTCACTGATCAATTGCGTTCCAGCTGGCACCACAACACTTGGTGTGCCGGTAATTGCAATGGTACCTCTAGCTGGTGTTGCAACCTTGCGACCAATCGTTCCGTCAGCGTTTACTAACCAGATATCACCATGCCGATCCAGCCATTCATGTTCAGCAGTGTCCGGCAAAAGCTGCAGCGCCAACCAGTCCAAATAGCGCAAAGTCAGATGCGCCAATGCAGCCATGGCATCAGCCATGACACGCAGGACACTGTTGCCAATGAACGAAGCGCGACCAAGCGCAGTCGTTATTTCGCCACGAACAGTCTGGCGCACCGTGCGCAATGTTGGGGTTGTCCAAGGCATTGATTAAATGTTCCTGATTCCATCCCACAGATTTTGGAAGCGCAAATCTATCAGCATATTTGGACCACGATAAACCCGCACCATAACATCAATGCGTTCAATACCGCCACGCGTTGCCACAACATCAATGCGACTACATATGCGCTTGTCAATCATTGGTCGTAAAGCAGCCCGACAATACTGTTCAGCGCGCGTCACTGTCGCACCCTCTTGAGCTTCCATCGGTGTTATTTTAGCGCGACGCAAAAGCCAGATCTTTGCTCCAATAGGCCAGCCGTCCCAAATTGTTTCCGCATCCAAATCCCCCCACCAGCCTTTACGGTCAGTGCTATCTGGATCAGGCAGCACATCATTTGGATTAGCCAGCGCACAAGTCAGCAATGCTACCTTGACTACATTAACAAGTTCTTCAGTCTCATCCAATGTATCGTCTGGCTTTAACAGCCAATCAGCCCAGATGCCCTCTAAATTTGTGACGTTCACAATGCGAATATCAGTCATGAACTCAAGGCCACTATATCGCGTTGCATAAATGCTGGATGAACGGTGTTATTTTCAGATATCAATTCTTCACTGCGCGATCCATCACCATAAATGCGATTAGATAAAGCCAACGCCGGATAGTTAACTGACCAATGATACTGAATTACGCGCGGTAATTGCCGTTCTGTTGCAGACAAATGTTGAATCAATAACGCTGCTAATAGAACAAAACTTTGATAATCATTTGACACAAACGAATCAGCTTTGTTGAGTTTTATTTCCTCTATGATTGCAGACATAGCATCCATCAAGTCATCAATCTCACTGCGACTACTAAATTCCATAACAGAAATTAACTGGCTCTGCTCAACAAAAGAAAAAAGAATACCGGCATTAATAATAACCAAGCCTAAATGATACAAAGGGCTTTCAGAAAATAAAGAAACGCGAACACGATTCATGCAATTGAGTGTGGCACCAGCAGCCCGCGCCTGCTCAAAACAGGCAAATAATTCAGTTCCGACAACTTTATTGTCAACCAGCGTACCAAAATCTACCATAAACCGACCTACCGCTGTCCTCAATTTAGCCGCGTCCACGTTGGACGTAACTGGAAATAGCAATAGCTCAGTCATCATGCGACCGGAAATTTCCTTTGCTTCCGTCAGCTCAGACTTCTGCATTAGCCCGGTCCCAATTCTGCGTCGTTTGCAGTTGCCGCAGCACTCTCACCAGTAGTCTGCGACTGACCCTGCACTTGAAACGCACTATTGATTTGTACAGGTATATTTCCCGGTGTACCAAGCTCAACAAAAGTCATTTCGAATGTGCAGTAGCCGCCACGCTCGCGCGTCTCAGTCACATTATAACGTTCACATAAACACTGCATAGGCTCAGCGAGATACGGGTCCATCAGCTCGCCGCCTTGATCACTGTCCAGTGCCTCCATCAAGTCTCGTTTGACTATATTATAACTTGGTCCAATCAAATAACCCGTAATCTGATAGCGCGTGGCAGCCCTGCCCATGTCCTCCGAATACGGTACATCTCTCTTGGGATATTCGTGTAAAACAACACGTCGACCTCCGCTGCGACCCTGCTGCTCTACATGATATTGCACACCAGCAAATGATGCCGCGACAAGTTGCCTGCGCCATGGTGTAGGAGCTACTTCTTTGATCGTTGCCATTTAAGTTGGATCGCCTTTAATCTGAATTGGTACAGTAGACCAACAACCGCCAGCATCAACAAAAATTGAATTGCCGCCATATTTTATGTGTGTATGAGTCTTATCAACCATAAATGATTTTGTTGTATCCTGATATTGACCAATGACGTGACTAGGGCTGATGATCAACTTAAAGTTTCCGCCACTCTCGTTAATCGTCCAAGTGTCACTGCCCTTATCATAGACTCCGACTAGTTTAGTGCCGGTATAGAATTCAATCTTGTTTGCTGAAACGCGCACCTCAGTATTAACGCTGTCGCCTTCGTGCTTATACTTTTCCTGCTGCTGTCCGCTGCTGCCGCTCGACGCATCACGCGTTGCAGTCTGCCCGCCTGCGGACCCACCGCCGCTGCCGCCCTGCGACTGGCTCTTCTCAATCTTATGGGTCTGCATCTTTTTATTGACGTGCCGCAGACTAACCATGCGCTCCGTCTTGCCTTTTGGATCCTTGACTGACTTACCGTCAAGCCCGACGATATATGTGCCATTCTCTTTGAACAAGACCATCTGCTCACTGCCATCCGGCGCGTAATTGGCACCTTCACCCTCACTCATGCCATAGGGTCGTACCCTTCTGTCATCAACCATAGCAACAGGATGAGAACGAGAGCCGCCAATATATAACATGACAGCTTCAGCAGCAGGTCCAGTGGGCTGATCATGATTCCAATCACCATCCTGTGATGCATTAGATTGCTGTGAAGGCTTCTTCTGGTTGGGATCTTCCTGCTGCTTGATCGGGAACGCCGTCATACCGACAGGTTGCCAACGCTCAAAGTCACTAGGCGTTTCACTATGATAGACGTCAGCATACTTAACCTGTTGCATCAAATGATCATCATCAAACTCACGGACCGTCGCACGCGCTGTGCCCATACGTGCCTGACGTGTAGCATTTGCAAGTGTCGTACGTATTGTCATTGCGTTGGCCTTGGTACGCCCTCACCGAGAGCTTTCGTGTTGACAAGTTCAAGCTGTGTGCGCGTGCCAGTAGAATTATCCTGACTGAATGTGACACTCTTTAAAATCAATGGCGTGCCATTCATAACCAGCATAGGTGACTGTACCGTTACGTTCTGTCCTCTTTTCCACAAACCACCAGACGGCTTCAGCCAGCCATGAACTGTTCCGTACACAGTTACATAAGACTCTTGCATCCAATTGCTTTCAGAAAAAGCACGACCCTCATGCAGCTCCTTG